CAGTTGGCGTAGGCTCAATTTCAGTTTCAGTTGGTGTAGGCTCAATTTCAGTTTCAGTTGGTGTAGGCTCAATTTCAGTTTCAGTTGGTGTAGGCTCAATTTCTGTTGCTGTCGGTGTAGGCTCAACTGATGTTGGTTCTGGAGTCGCTGTAGGCTCAACTGCTGTAGGTTCTGGAGTTGCCGTTGGAGGTACTTTAGTTGGTGTAGGCTCTGGCGCCGCAGTAGCTGTAGGCTCTGGTGTCGCTGTCGGTGTAGGTGTCGCAGTTGGTACCACACATTCGTATATGTCAATTACTTCACCCGCGTTATTTATCTGTATAGAAGATATGCCAGCATCAAATGCATACCATAAATCATCACCTGGAAATAATACACTATCATACGTAATGTACATTATAGTACCTATTTCTATTTCCGGTGTTACATCGGAATCATAGTATAATTGACGTGGACTATCGGTTGATCTATTATCACACGAAAGTTGTGAATCAGTATAACCGTTAATTTTGATCGATATTGCCGTAGGTGTTGCTGCCATTTATTTAAATCTTTTTATACACACAGTTCTCATGTCTGTATTATATATCCAGATTTATTAGTCACCGTATCTGGTCAACTTAGCAGCTCTAATAGAATTTAAATTTTTACCTTTAGGACTATATTTAGCAAATACTTCTAAATCAAATGAAAACTGTTGATCGTGTTTATCAAATATATCCAATCCTATTTTTTTGGTATATGTTAGATTAGGAAATCTTAATTTAGCTTGTCCACCTATTCTACCTATATCTGAATCTGGATCATTACCAAAATAATCTGTCATTCTATATTGGAATATAATATCTACCGAAATAGCGTTAGAATTATCTAAATCGCCAACACGTTTTTCTATAATCTTATTACTCTGTTTAGTATCTCCAGCAACTCTTAATGTATTTAAGTTAATTGGTGATAAAAACAAAAATGCTCCACATGATCTTCCACCTAATAGATATTGATCGTTTGCATCAAAGGACATTTTAAATGTTCTGTCCCCACCTAACGGTATTAATTCAGATGTTTTTTGGAAAGCTAACTGTTGTGTTGCTTTAGTAGAATTTACAGCTGAAGTAGAAAAAGAATTACCAATCAACGAATTAACGCCACTGTATACGAATGTTGTTCCAGTTGCATATGTTGATGTAATAGGCATTGTATAAATAGCATTATCAACAAGTGTTTTAATGTTATTTTTCTGTTCAGCATCAGTTACGTTGTTTTGATTAGCAACGTTATCTAAAAAGTCAACATATAGGTTTTCTAAATCTGGATGACTTTTATGTATAAATAATCCATTATTGTAATTTGCCGCACCTAACGTAGCAGTACTGCACACATCTACCATTGATTGTGAAAATTCAGTATCTAAATTGTTACCGTTATTTCTACCAAATGTTCCAGTCCATATGAAATCAACAGATCCACCATTACCAGTGTGCGACAATATTGAAATAGTATTACTATCTACATTCATATCAGCATAACTTAATGCATACTCATAATTAGTTAATTTAGATACACCAGGTTCTAATAATGACTCGGTAACATACAATGGATTTTGATTTGCAATATCCATAAATCTAGAATATACAAATTGTCCACGTCTTTGTGCAGATTGATATGGTGCTTCAGCTAATAAATCATATGATGTAATAGATTTACTATCTATATTTTGATATTGTATTGGAGCCAAATCATATTTACCTTCAGATGTATAGTAGTTATCAGATGCAACTTTAGTATCTATGTTTGCTGTCCCAGAATCATTTACCATTACACCAAATCCATTATCTGTAATAGCATTTCCAGCTGCACTGGATTTATATGCTGGTAAGTTTCTGTCACCGACCAATCTAGCCACTAATTCTAATTTAGTTGCTTTAGTATTTTCTAATAAAAGCTTAAATGTCTTGGTGACAATATGACCCTTTTTAACCGTTAAACTTGCAACCTCATCTGTATAATATCCTGCGAAGATTTGATTCTTAGTACCATTGTTAATCACTGTTACTGTTCCATCTTCATCCATTACTTTGACGACTAGTTCACCTAATTCAACTTCTACAGTACCTTTTAGTTCAGCTATCTGAGCCTCTAATTGAGCAATCTTATCATATACTGAAATAGGTTTTTGTTCATTAGATAAAAATCCTGACGCGATACTTGTTGCACTGTGCGCGTAATATTTTTCATTAGCGCTAAATGAATCATCAATATGTGAAAATACGCCTTTAGAAATTAATTCTTCAGATATTTTAACCGCTGCTGTTTCAGCTGAATTTGACATTAATAAAGTCTCTACATTAGAAGTGTCTATTTCAGTAATAGGGAAATCTATGGTAATAGCTTCTGACCAATCAGAGTATATTGGACTGGTTGGATAACCTGCTTCAGAGACAGACTTAACTCTAACTTCTATTAGTTCACCTTCATTAATAGGTAAATCTAATTGATTAAAATTAACTTCTTGTGCATCTTCTACTAAACTATCTTGCCATTCAAATTTACCGGTTTCAGCATTTCTATAGCGATCTCTTGGTTTAGTTTTAATTTCATTCCAATTAGAAAATACTGCAGTTTTCTGCCTAGTACCTTCAGTGAAAGGTAATTGTGTTACTTCACTAGCTTTACCGCTAGTTGAAAGATATCTATATTGTAATACGAACTGAACAATATTTTGATCTAGTGTATCTGCAGTTTTCTTTGATGATGGTATTTCCCAAAATCCTCTAACTCTATATTTAGGTGCAATCTTAGTTACATTTGAACCAGATGCCAGAGATTGTATTTGATTTACAATACTATTATATAAACTAGTCTCACTTGTTCTTTGAGTAATTAAAGAATTTAATTCGTTTCTATCTTTATCTTTTTGAATAGTAGAATCATATTTCTTAGTAGACATTTCTGACCTCTTTTTAACAATAGTCTCGTCTAATTTTTTTATATTCTCTTCTACATTAACTTTATCAGCAGATAATTTTTTAATCTTATCAGCAGTATCATTAGCTGTCAGGTGAGCATTGATTTGCACAACCTTAAAGTTGTTAACGTCTAACAATGGAGCATCGGGTGTGATACCTTGTGTTGCCGGAGGAATAGAATCCTCTTTAAGTGCAGAAATGTATTTACCAAAGTCTGCAACCTCTGCTTTATAATAATCATCTAATCTTATCTGAGAACCGTCTTCTTGAATAAGTGTTAATTCATTAGTGTATAAACCAATTCCAGGTGACCAATTTTCAGCCAATATTTTTGAATCAGGATCAATAGCTTTAACAAACACCAATAGTCTTTCGTTAAAACCTACATTAATATTAATATTTAAATTAGATTTATCATTTTTATATATGCCCAATTGATTAGAACCCACTTTAATAGATTCATATCCTTCTACCACTAATAATTCAACTTGATTAGTAGAACCATCAACTCTAGTTATTCTATATCTAGTATTTTTAGATCCACTCTGAACCATCAACTCATCTCCTATTCTAAGCATCTCAGTTTCCATAAGATCTTTAGTAGAATCAGTATAAGTTAATTTATCTAATGTGTATAATTTAATAGCTCTATTTTTAACAACGCCATCAACCTTTACTTCTCTCTTAGAATTATTGATTTTTAAAACATCAAATTTACCCGTAAATTGAGTGCTTCTATATGGCAAGTCTCTCGTGTCTTCGTCTAAAATATATGATAAATTATTATTTGCAATATCTCTAATTACAGTTTCATAATCTAAACCGTCCTGGTTTTTAAAATTAGTATTGAAGTATTCAACAGTTGTTGCATTAGAAGAATTAAATACAATCCTTTTAACTAAAATTCTCTCAGTATTATTTGGTATTTGACCACTAACATTTATACTCGTTGTCAATATAGGATTTAAAAAATCTTCAAAAAAGTAATTTGGCTTTGTTGAAAAGTTTATAGGTCTATTAAATGAAGTAATATCATTCGCTGGAGTCTTTAACGTAGAAGTTATGATATTTTGGTATGTACCATCCGGTAATTTAATTCTAGTATTACCTTTGCCTAAGCCAGAGAGAGATTTTAAATTAGTATCTAATCTCTCTAATTCTCTTTTCATATAACCGAATGAGGGCACATATACTGTTTTAGAGCCTTCATCTGTTAGTATCTCAAGAGGTACGTCCTTTTGATCAGTTGTGATCGCCTCATTAATTCTCTCAAATGTCTTTAAGGAATTAGAGTTAATTTCAAGTAGTTTCTTGAGCGAATTAGAAATAGAGTTATTAGTGTTCATATTATCTTAAAATATCAGCTTCAAATTGATAATTAGCAGGATCAATACATACTAATTCAATATATGGTTTATTTGTTATTAATTGACTAGGGTTTATATCAGCCACTAACACATCATAGTTAGTAGTAGTGCTAGTCCAAATTTTAATATTATTACCTAACATATTTATTGTGTCAAATACTATTTTAAATGTTTGTCCTTTTTTCCAAGATATAACACCGTCATCTATGTATATATTAAGATCACTTTCGGGATCATTTTCAATAAGACCGTTAAGACTTAATCTATTAGAAAAAGATTCTAATCTAGACCAAATTGCAAACTTTGAAGCACCAGCTCCAGCTAAACCTATGTCAAACTTATTTGTTGTTGAAATTTGACCAGCTATGGCATTTCCGGCAATATTCCAAAGATATATGCTACTCAGTGTATAACCGTCTATTGTACTGTTAATTTTAATTTTATTAGGAATAGATTTATCGATTTCTGTACCTTTACCTGCAAATATAACATCTGTATTATATTGTAATTCAACTGGAATAGAACCGTCTATTAATTTATTAATTCTATTATGAGCCTTTGAAATTAAGTCTAATAAAGAATTAGAATCTGCCAATTGAATTGAAGCATTTTGGAAATCTTCTTCTAATTCAGCAACTCTATTACTAAGAGATGCTGTATCTTCGCTCGCTGTAACCAAATTTTCTATACTATCTAATCTAGCATCTATGTTGGCATATCTGTTATTGGCTTGAATAAGAAGTTCAGTTGCATTTTCTAGTGCGGTTGTTGTATCCATGAATAAATCCATAGAGAACGTTGTGAAATCATTAACGCTTGTTTCAACACCTACATTGTCTAATGAAGAATTAAATTTAAGATTTAATTTTAATGAAAAAGCATTACCATTAAGACCTGTAACTTCATTCGGTTTATATTTAATTTGCTCGTTAATTTTAGAACCAGGTCCATAAGAATCTTGTATATCGTCTAATATTAAAATACCATACAAATTAGTCGCTCTATTTGCAGGTACTGATTGGCTATAAATGTCATAGTAAACTAAAATAGCATTAAAAGTAAACTTTTGACCTTTTTTAGCAAAATCTAATAAAGACTTAACGTCAGGATTATTATTTATTTCTTCATAAGCATTGGCATTAAATTCCAAACCAACACTATTCGTAGCATTAGTTTGAATATTGTAATATGCTCCACTATTAGAAGTGTAATCATCCACCACTGTGTTAATATTAATATTAGGATCTGGGTGTGTTTGACCCGCTCTGCCTTCTATATAATCCGAAGCGTATAATTTAGTTGCTGTAGTATTATAATTACCTGGTTTAAACAATACAGTTGGTGTATAACCAACAGAAGTTGGTACGTTAATATAAACCTCGTGATATGTGTTACCTTGATACGCAACGTCATTCTCTACGTCAATAGTACCTAAATACTTTACAACTCTATCGTAATTATCACTCGCAAATGCTCCATTAACTTTTTCAGTGTAATTACCAAATAGTGTTTGATTTGAATCCGCTGCAACAAAATCAATTGAGCCTAAAGCAGATAACCATTTGAAGAATATTTTTTCAGCATCAGATTGTAAAATGATAGGATCATAATCGTCATCTTGCAACAGAAGTTCTTCTAAGTTCAGTGCATAGTTCTGAAATGTTTGAGCGAAGTCAACATTTGGCATACCAGGAACATATTTTTGTCCCGAAGCTTGCTTAAGGTTTAATTCGAAATCAATTGTGTTAGAACCATTAACTGAATCAGTAAAATCTGGAAGATCTAATAAAGCATATTTACTAAACTCAAAATTTAAATCTGAACTGTTAAAAGCCCTAGTCATATCTCTCGCAGAAGATGCGAAAGCATACATTGTGCCGCCCATTGGCTGCGGTATTCTAACTAGAGGAGTTGCCATCTATTCTTTAAGTTTTGTTTTATACGATTGTTGTTGCGTGTGATGAAATAACGTACCATACGTCATCAAAACATCTTAGTGTTACTGTTGAGTTTAATCCATCTAAAGCGATTGATGTGGCTCCTAAAGATACATTTGCTCCTGGTAAAATTGATTTTGAATCAGAATCTACATTGATAATTGTAACTTCTTGACCATCAACAGCTTCTGGTAACGTAAAGTTTACGTCAACGAAGTAAGTAATAGCCTCTATAGAAGTAGGAGTTACTTGTGTGGTTGGTATATCTTTAGTACCTAATACTCCGCTTTTAATCAAAGATCCGCCAATTGATACTGACGAACCGAATGTTGTAGCAGTACTAAATACAGCACCTAAATTACTTACACTTAACAAGTTTACACCTGCTTGTGAAATAATTAAATTTTCTGAAGTAACACTTAATAAACCTTCTAACGTTAATGTAGTTGGGTTTAGTAGTGAAATAACAGATGCCAATTCATCGTTTAATAACTCAAAGTTACTATTAATGATCGGTCTAGATGAAGAAACTGAATCAGTTCCTAAAATTTCAGTAATGTTTGCCATTTTATTGTTTTTATTATTTTACTTTTAACATGTTCCTTTTTATAAGGTTTTTATTACCATGTGTATCTTCCGCTTCCAATTGAATTGAATAGTATCCAGGTTCTTTGAAAATGTAAGTTAACCACATATTATTATAGTATATATCAGTGATTTCTGGGTTAGTTATATTTGTAATAGTCCATTTTGAATTTTTAGCACCCGGGAACTTAGAAATATCTGTAGAAATTGTAACATGAGTAGATCTTTCTACTTCAGCAAAATCTTTAAATATCTTAGTATCGTCAAATGTTGGATTATAATGTTTAACATGTACTTCACCACTTATATTAGAATTTGACGAAGGATTTATTTTCTCAATATAGACTTCTTCAAAGTCATATGTTTTTGAATATTCCCAACCCACAGCTAATATAAATCTAAACACATCGCTAACATCATTATCATCCAGATCTTCAAACACTGCGTTAAAATTAAACTTACTAATTACAGTGTCTTCACTTGCATTTAGCTCATCCATAATAGCAGTCCAACCATTTACGTCATTGACAGTAGTGGGAGTAGCATTAATTATAACGTGTTCACCGAAGCTTATTACTTTTGTTATTGGATCTTGGAATTTTATTACTAATTTATCACCTTGTTGAATGTCATTTATTTTAAAACTAGCCGTTAAATCTGGTCCAACTCTCATGAAGTCCCATGAAAGATGTTCAGTATCTTTATATCTGAATGTAGATTCGTCCCATTGGTATGGTCCAGTAGTCTCTGTAAAACCAGTTCTAGCGTAAGTATCAATATATCTTCTAACCGTTGAAAACCTTAAACCTTGATCTTCTTCCAGATGTACATAGTTCGCACGATCCAGTGTTAAATAAAGAGTAGCAATAGCATCATCGATTTGTGTTACATTATCTTGAGGAGAATCCCAATAACCACCTGAACCATTCCATGGTAACGATTTGCCGTCCCATGTTTGGTTTTCTAACCACTTATAAATACCGTATAATTCTAGTTGTTTTAATTTAACATCGATAAGGTCTTTATGTTTATAATAAGACATGTGTCCAAATAAATCATATGTTCTCATTTCGACATCATATAAATCATTATGTGGTAATATTAATGGGAAAACTAAATAATCATCAATAGGACCTCTATATGTTTTACTCCAACCTGTGCCTTTACCAGTAATTAACCATTCTATTTCATATACCCACGCTTTCCACCAATTATCCCATGTAACTAATAACGTTTCATTTGGATTGTGTGCATCTTCCCATGTAAATTCAGCTTCATCCCATATGTCGTCAAACGATTCGGTTCCATCTAATAACACTGGACATCCTATAGGAATATTAGGATTATAAGAGTGTAATTCTCTATCATGATATGTTTCATAAAATAATCTAAAGGCATCCTTTAATTCCACTCTTTCGTCATATGTAAGAGTGTTTTCTTCTCCTACTTTTAAATTAAGAAATTTATTATAGTTATTAATAAGACTATTTTGATCTAAAGACGGTTTTAAAACCATTGATAAATCCTCAACAAAAAGTTGTCTATCGTTTGGAAATATATTAAATTTAATAGTGTGACCTTCGCTAAAGAAATTAATATCGTTTTGAATATTCCAAACGTTTATGTTTCTTTGTGTAAAATAATCACCTTCAGCTGTGATATCTATTATTTTAGATTGTAAAGGTAAATATTCCTTTTGTAATTTAGCCTTAAGTCCATATAATTTAATTAAAACCTCTTCAGGTGTATAATCAAATGTTTCAGTTACGTTAGGTATATCCCATTGATCATATGTCCCGTTAGGTTCATTTAATCTATACACTAAACTAAACTTACTTGTTTTTTTCATCGTGCTAGAAGGCAACTTAAATTTAAGTTTCTTTCTAGTCATTTCACCTCTTGTAGAAGAATTAGCAACAGGTATTGCAAATAGTTTACCAAAGTTTTTTACTCCACTATCTACGTTTAACCAATACTCTTTTAGGGTTAATTTATCATATCCAAAGAAATCGATTGCATTTAATATAGCTTTATATGTACCGACAAATGGTTTAATATTATGTAACTCTAATAAAAGTTCTTTTCTTTTTCTATTTAGTAATTTATAGTCAGGTGACATTTCACTAATATCGTGATCTTTAAATAACATAAAGTCAGCTTCATCTAATGCTGCACCGAAGTTTTGTAATAACACTTTAAGTCTTTCGTCCTCAGTAACTACTTCACCATATATTTCTATTTGAGCTATTAGTGTTTTACTACCATCCGCGATACTATAAATATTTAATATTCTAGCGTGTTGACCGGCTTGTGTAGAATTCAACGCTATATTTATTTGAATAGCAGAATTATTGATTGTATTAAGATGTTTAACATCATCAATGATTGAATCTACCGAACTATAATCAATTAACTCTATCGATTGTGATTTTAATTCACTAATGACTGGTAAATTACCAGAATGATCTATGTCATATAATATAATAGATTTACTATTAAATTTATCAACCTCTTCCCATTCAAAAATAAGACTATCTTTGTTTACAGAATCAGATATAGGAAAATTAACTACACTGTCACCTCTATATACACATTCTTCTAATATAAAAAGGTTAACTGTTTCGTATAGACCCGCAGAAACTTCTGGTAAATGAATAGTTCCAGCGTATACGTCAAAATCATCTTTTTCAAAATTAAGATCGTATTCTAATCCTCTAAAAAATCTTAAATTGTTGTACATTATCTCGTTTCGTTATCGTCTTCTTTGACGGTATAATTTTTATAATTGTTAAGGTATCTGGTACCCTTCAATAAATATTTAATAGTATCATCCATAAATATTAGAAAATGCTGGATAGTCTCGTTTCTTTGAATATGTCCAGAAAGAGATCTACCTATAAATTCTCCGGGTGGTAATTCTTCATACTTATAACCCGAGTTTAACCTAGAATCCTTTCTAGATTTTACAAAATCATATCTCTTACGTCTTCTATATCCTAATAAGTTGTCGAATAATCCCATTACTTAAGTGCTCTTCTATTTCCAGCTTGAACCCTAGTGTAAATTGTTTTAGGCACAGGGTCTGCTTCAAAGTTAATACTAACGGCCGCTTCTGCATTCATTAACACATCATCTTCTATTAAATCACCATCTCTGTCTAACCATCCACCTCTAAATACAGCAACTTCTTCTTTCTCCATGATAATATCTCCCCACTGATCTAAACCTCTCACGTGATCAGGTATTTGAGTAGATTCATCTACTGTTACTAGTTTAACATCTTCTATTTTCTTAAAGAAAACATATTTTTGTTTACCATTTCCTATAGTTTCTAGTGTAACAGGTTCTTGAGGTACTACACTGATATTAACAGATTCGTAATAACCTTGTCTTCTAGCGGTTTCTTCAGTTTCTGAAATAAATCTAATATTAACAGCATCTATACCTTCTATTTCTTCTAAGATATAAATAATATCAGATTTAGGTAATTTATCTCTTCGAGTAATATTTAATAAATATTCTGAAACTTTAGATCTAACACTATTGTATATTTCTTCTTTAGTATAACCCTCAAAGTATCTAATATTAATATCCATACTATAGTGTCTAACCTGTGGTTTAACGAAAACAACTTCAGTTGTAACCATTTGTTGGCCGCTATCTTCTAATACTTTATGCATAGCATCATACTCACCTTGATCTAAAAACATTTCTTGTTCAGGCATGCTAAAATAATCTTGATTTTTTGCTAATTTTTTCTTAGCATCTGGAACAGCAAAAATATAAATAACATTATCGTCATCTAAATATTGATCGTCAGTCGTATTATATGCATCGATATAAGAGAACATGTTGTATCTAGATAAAAAGTATTCATAATTGTCAGGCGTTGCCAAAACAAATGATTTACTAGCCAATGGAGTCATGATTTTAGTAAATTGAGTAGATTCTCTATCACTTCCCATTTTAGGTGAAGATGTAATAGTAACATCTAAAAATTCATTTAAATCATGTTCAGTTCCATTAGAATCAGAACCAACAGCGTCCCATTTAATGGTCAAGTCTGGAGAATCATCTAAATTTCCATTTAAACCAACATGTTTTACATATTCGACAACGATTGAGGCGCCAGCGGGTGGCACTGCCCCGAAACTACCATTTCCAAAATAAATATCTAAGCCTCCACTGATACCCGTTTTAACCAGATACGCTTTTTCTTCATAATTAATATCATATAAAGAATTATGTTTAGTCCATAACTCACCGTTTACGCTTACACTAATTTTACTATGATCAGTCAGGCCACTAGTATTAACGCTATAAGACTGTAGTTTTTCACCAGTTGCAGTTAATGTTTGAGATTCAAATTCACCTTGAATTATAGAAGTTCTAAATGAATTAAAATTTGTTTTTTCTAGTTTAAATTTATCTACAGAATTTAATAGAGTGTAAGTTAAACCATTTATATCAAATTTAAGTTTAGCTCTACCATCTATATTTAATGTGCTACCTGCAATTTTAGCCATATCTGCACCTGGTTTCCACCTAAAATCAATCTCACCCGTCGCTGCAAAACCTCTAGTTGCATCATGACCGGTCAATCTAGACATACCATAAATAGATTCAGGTTGTTGTGCAGTATATATGTTTTGTTCAACGACAGAATCTTCTATATAGAACATAACTAATTCTACCATCTCAGATAAGACGCTCAGTATCTGTGCAAAAGGAGAAGCAACTGTAAATAAGTTGTTTGCTCTTTTATACACTCTAGAAATATAAGTTCTAGCGTCATTATTTATTTGACTAGCACTTGTTCTAATTGTATTTAAAAATTTTAATTCTGCCATTTTTTTGTATACTTTTTTATAGCATGCTTATTTTTACAGCATATCTACTATCTATTGTAATATCGATTAAACCAATATCTCTAACTTCACCCTTTAAAAACTCAACATTAACATCTATTTTGAATTTTTCAGCTAATGGACAATATTGATTTATTTGTTCAATTATAATAGATTTCACATTATATGCACTTGCGTTGAAATCATATATAAGTTTTTCTAAATCACAACCAAATCTATAACTACCCATCACCTCACCAGTATTAGTGAATAAAAGCGTTTGAATTTGTGTAATCAACATTTCTATTTCACTATTAGTTTGAACCTGATACGGATCGTAATTAGGATCAGTCGGATATTTTATGTATAATTCCATTTATATATTTATCTTGTTTATTTACGAATGCATCATCCAATCTACACCTTCGTCTCCCTTAATCTCTTCTTCTATAATACTAAGTTCATCATCTCCCATCGACTTAATAGCATCATAATCAAAATCGACATTACCGGGTAAAGCAAACTTAAAGATTCCAAGTTTAGTACCGATAGATTGTTTAATTTTAGCACTCACGTATCTAAAGAAAATCTCATCTTCATATAACGCACAATCGGGAATAGTTTCGTAAATCTCCAGAATAACATCACCCTTTGGTGTATCTCCTAAAAACTTAAGTTCACCAGTTAAACTGGAATATGCATAAGAAATGGGGTTCTCTAGGATCTGTCTAGACAGGTCTGCCATTGAAGCATTCAATACATAGTATTGTAATTCTTCTGCAGCCTCAGCCATTCCAGAACCTTCATACATACCTCTAAACAACATTCTCTCCATTGAGAAGTCACCGCCAGACTGGAATCTAAGATCTAATCCACCTCCTTGACCATGGAAACCAGACATTAGGTCATATAATCCATAAACAGAAAATACTCCACCTCCGCCATCTAAACTTGGTCCTGGTAAATTAAGAGTTCTATGAGATTTAAAATAATCACTACTAAATACGTTATTTGGAATATGGTATAAATTCTCTTTTACAGAATACTCATATTTTTTATAAAACCATTTTTTAGCTCTCTTAATTATATTGATAATTTCTTTTTGTGGTAAATTAATAGGAACCATACATGCTCCTGTGATATCGTCACCTAATTCATCTAGAAATGCGTTCAAACAGTTTGCATCAAATTGTCTTCCGGTTGTCAAGTCGTTATTAGACCCGCTTCTAATTTCACTCATTATATTAGTTTATTTTTTTACTTACTACTATTTCAGTTTCTTCAAATCTAGCGTCTTTACTTCTAAAGCCCTCTCTAAATATTCCACCTATCATTTTACCTTTAAACATAGTGTCTCTTCCGGCAACATAACAGTTGGTTAATTCACAACTTCCATGTGTATAACATGACTCTACTTTAGACTCCTTTATTTTAGTACCTTTGTATAGACTGCACATCATAATAGCCGAACCGCTAACTTCACAATTATAAAAACTACAGTTGGTTATATTACCTGTTAATTCACAGTCTATGAATTCAAAATTTTCTAGTAAATAAACAGTTGGAAACTTTCCATCTTTCACCTGAACCGCACCATAATCTGAATCGTAGTTTATAATTCCTGCTTCCATAGAACCATTGACCAATAAATCAACAACTCTGTGTTTAAATCTTTCCCAGTGTACATTAATAATAGTAGGATTACTTTGTAAATCTACTAATATTTCTATATTAGGCCAATGTTTATTGACATTAGTATAATTTTTAAGTGCCTCTGAAATAGGTTTATTTTTATTTAAAATTCTCTGAAGTTCTATTTTATTTTCAGCTGTAAATCTAGGATCATTACAAGAATGCCACATTTGCATTAAAAAACTCTCAGTTAAATAAAGTATATTATCAACTTTCTTTTCATAATCTTGACCTCCTAAGTATCTGAATTCTAAATAATTCTTTTCCTTCTTTGAAAAGTTTATTCCATAGTATTTAGTATCGGCAAATTTAAAATTATTAGATGCAATTTGATTTGCGTCAAAATGAAATGCTTCCCATTTTGGCATTACCCATTTGACACTCTTTGCGTATGCAGAATTTTCTCTATCAGGAAAGAATTTATAAACTTGTTTTTCATCAAATTCTAAAATAAACTTAAGAACGTTCATTCTAGAAATAAGATCTTTATCTTCTAAGAATTTTTTATCGAATGATAAATTAACATGAATTGATGCTCTATCGTTAGTGTATCCGTTTTTAGATATCCAATCTAAAACTTTGTTTACAACTATTCTAGCATTTCTATACGGAATAGGTCCTGTAACTAGTTCCATTAGACCTTTTCCACCCGACATATCTGGTTCTATTTTAAATTCTTCAGCAGATGGTTGGAAATCAGAATGAGCTTTGTCTTCCAACCTAATCTTACGATCTAGAAGCTGAGCCAAAGATTTTTTGGTAGCTTCTAGATCGATATTAGAATAGAATTCAAATTCAACACCCATGAGTGCCGCATTCAAAATTGATTCCCTTGAAGAATCTATATTTAATTTTTGCATATTAGATTATGATATTATCGTTTCAATATATATCACACTCTCGTTGCAATAGTTATTGAGGCATCTTTAAAAAGACTTTCATTGAATCAACATCGATTCTTGTAATTTGAACAGTGATCTTATCACCGGCCTTAAATACACTCATAACTTCTTCACCTAATTCGCTCACGTGTAATAGTCCAGTAACACCCTCTTCTATTGTAATGAATAGACCATAGTCTTTTTTAGTCTTAACAGTAGCTTCTATTACAGAAGGAATGGTGTATCTTGATGTGATATCGCTCCATGGATTTACTACGATATTTGCTTTCTGTGTTAACGTAATTTTTGTATTACTTATGATATCTTTTACCATAAAAGATATTTGATCACCTGGTTTAATTTCTCTAGCTTTAAATTTAACTAAAGTTTCTTCGTCTAAGTCATTATTATGAATCATACCAGTTAGACATTTATTAAACTCTACAAAAACACCATATTTTGCAGTTCCTGTTACATTTCCGGTAAGAGTTTCGCCTTGTGTTTCTTTTAATGACGATATTTCATTAGGAATTAACGCTTGTAAATATTTTCTATGAGAAACTACCAATGTGCCTCTTTCTGGTGAGAAACTAACTGGCACAACATATATTTCTTTACCAATGATGGATGAAAAATCATGCAGTTTATTAATTCCAGCAAGTGATCCTGGCATAAAACACTCAATACCTTGAATCATTACCATGTAACCTCCATTTTCAATCATATGTGTTACAGTACCAACCCATGCGGTTCCGCCTGTTTCTACACCTTCTCTAAGATCCATGAATACACGATGTTTAACACCTCCGTGAATTGATCCTAATATATGTGAGTTTTTAGTAAGTTGAGTAATTAAAACAGATGTTTCATCACCTGGTTTTAATGCTTGTATATCAGCAGGTTCTTTATCATATTTAACGTATATTAATTCTCTATAACCAATATCAACGCTAATAAATTCAGAACTTACTCCGTAAATTTTACCTTCATGAATTTCACCTGCATTTAGTTTAGTAATTAAACTATGTTTACTGTCAAATTCAGCTAATAAGTCATAAAAATCTTGTGCGTAATCTTCTCTAGAAAAAACTTTATCTCCTCTTAGAGTTTTGATATGTGGATTGGGTTTTCTTGTTTTAGATGGGCAACTAGCTTCATATGCGTCCCACATAAATTCACCATTTTCATCGTAATAGGATTCGGTGACATCCTGTAAATCTTCTTGTGAATTTTCAACTTGATTGTTTACTTCTTCGATTTTAGTTTCCTCGACTTTAACTTCGCCAATTCTAACTCTTTTGTTTTTTTCGTTGTTCATTTATTTTTATATTAAAGGTGTAACATAATATATATCCAATTAATTATTAGAATACCACAGGTACAAAACCAACCATGGGTACTGGACCCACTGGTGTAGGTATACCTCCTAAATAAAGTAATTTAAATTCCAATAAATGCAAAGCATACGCTGCAGCGACCGCAGTAGAAACCGCAAGTGCAGGCGGCATTGGGGCAGGTAATACACTAAATGTTTTGCCAGTATTCCAAGCCTTCCTTAAATTATTAGCTAATCTTTTTTTACTACCATAATATAATGGTATGTAGATACCTGTTAATGGTGGAGGAATTAACGCAGGTAAAGCAGATGGAGTTGGTGCAAAAGGTTTTACTAAACATGCATACCAGTAAGCAATAGTAACGGCTGCCATTTCTTCATATGGATCGCCACCTGGCCAATTATAATTAATATTAGAGCTTGGTTCAATAGCTTCACATTCATCGGCTACCTTTTTTGCATCTAAGGCTTCTTTCATTTGAAACTTAAATAAAGTACCCCCTAATTTTGGATCTATTTTTAAAAGTTCTTCGCCCGGATCAGATGCTCTAGAAGCTTGTCTTATTTTATCTTCAGGTACTTTTCTCCAATGATTTTTCCATTCACCTTTTTCGTATACAGTTTCAATCCAATTTGGAGTTTTTATCCACTTAGGTGCAGAAACAGCAGATCCATTAAGATAAGAAAAAGAACCTTGTCTTAAACCAGGATACCAGCTAAAAGTAGCCACTACATTAGATGTTAATATTTTAGGTCTTTTACTTGGATTTTCAGGAGGATCATGATCAAAATCATATGCTACTTGAATTTTCCATTCATTTAATGGACACTCTAATGTAGGTCCATTGCCTTCTATGCCAGCTATAAATAAATCACTCACATTATCTGCTAAAGATTGCCAGTTATAACCGGCTGCTGTTATATCAGCTCTAGTTTGTGTACTAATATTAGGATATGGTTTGTTAGATATCGATAAAGTACTGTCTTTATATTTTTTAGAACCTAAACATTCTGCCCATAATTTAAATTCTGCTTTATCATTAGATGTTTTATATTGTTCTATCAATCTAGCAGCAAACAGATTTTCTAATTCCGACTGAGTTTCATTACCACTTAGACATGGAAATTCAAAAAATCTAAACTTATATAAATCCCAATATGGATCATTTTTATTTTCATCTACAAACTTATCGAATTTCTTATCTAACTTCTTTTGTTCTTCGACTGGATCTGGCTCTTCGATTGGGCCCGGGCAAAAATCAGCATAATCAGGATGTGACTCTTTACCTTGTTCTATAATATTACCATTTTCATCCTTTTGGTCTAGTAAAGGTATGTCACCTTCTTTTAATAGTCTTTCAAAAACCAAACCATAACCTTGTTTTAAAATAAATTCAGCGGCTGGATTATTAGTGTGTACTGCGCCATATGGCGTCATTGCCAAGCTTTTTACAGCCTCTAAATATCTTTCAGCTACTCTTACACCAAAATCATATCTTCCGCTTAATGGTGCCAAATTTATGGCGTTGATCATTGAAGTGGGATCAGTTGTTAAATTAGCGTTAACCGGATTTCCAGGTTTAACAGACTCTATTAGTTCTTTAGATGGTGGAAAAATAGGAACTTGATCGGTTCCAACCTTTGGGAGCTCATAAGAAACTATAGCCCCGCCTGGTTTAGTGAATGACTGACCTGCTATATCAGACGCTAATGCTGGTATGAATGTTGGCCAAAGTGCAGGCATGTTTATTTATTCTTTTGTTGATAGTTAATATGAGTACTAGATAATTTTCCTACAGTTACGGGTGTAGGTGGCATAGGTGGTCCAGATGGTCCAACGCCTGTCGGGTGAATATGTGCGTTATAATCATCTAACCACATTTGTAGCCAATCTTGTAAAGATTGACCTCTTACTGCAGGTTCTGTTTCATCTGCTCCCGGTTCGCCCGTATTTGAAACGAATATATCACCACAGTCTAAGAACATTTTAGCGTCAGTACTAATTTTTATAAACCCTTCTTCATCCATCTGAATGATTGGACGCTCTTTGGCACCACTACCTCTTGTAATAACTAAGCCATCTTCTGGAGAATGATAAATTCTTACATTTCGTTCAGCATCATATACTAAACTTATTACATCATGTGGTGCGTCAGATGTTTCTAAAATATCTGTCTTAAGATCTGTGTTTTGATCTATTTGAAACCAATATTCTGGGTGATAAATATTACCATTATCAAATCTAACAGCAACAATATCACCAACTCTAGGTACAGCATGTGAACCTACTTGATCCCTATTCATAGGTGTTGCCCATGGAATAGCGTCGTCAGTTAGTTTATCAAATTTACCATAAACCTTAATCTTACATCTACCATTTAAGAGAGGATCTTCGTTTACAACTACCTCTCCTAACCAATGTGAATCTCTAAGATTGTCTAGAAATAATTCATCCATTATTCGTATACGTTATCGTTAATGTTATTGTCAGGTGTGCTATCTACACCAGGATCATATATTCTACCTGGACTTATAGGTTGATCATTAGCTTGCTGAATAGGATCATAAACCTTTTCGTTTATCCTTTCGTCCGGGGAAGTATCAATTCCAGGCTCATATATTTTAGTAGGTGAAATATTACCCTTTATTGGTTTAGAAGATTTAGTACCAAAAAGTTGACCTGCTAAATTAGCAATACCATTAATACTACCAGACTCTAATGCAGAATTTATATCTCCTAAAGAACCTAAACCTGTACTAGCTCCGTGAACATTATCTAATATAAGTGATTTTACTTTATCCATACCAGCATTAGCAATTGTTGCTGCCGCACCTGTCAATCCTTCCGGATAAACTCTACCTAATGGATTATTACCTTGTCCCGGTAAACTATTTTTTAAGTTATTAAATCTATTTACTAGAGAACCTGCTAAACCATTTACTTTATCGCTAATAGCATTCTGTGCGTTTGCCAACGGATTAAATGGCGTATTTGGATATAAATCATCTTCTGGTTTTTTTGGTATAAGATTTTCTTCTTCTGACTTAGTAATATTAGGTCCAAATTTAGAACCAGATATATGTGAATGTTGCCATGAAAAAGAAATTTTAGGTTTTTTTAATTCTGGCATTTTAGATGCATCAGCAAACATGTCAGCTATAGAGTCAGTTATCCACTCACAGAAATCTAATTCAAACATCATATGTGGTTTTGATTCAGCATTATAATTATTGACTAAAGCAGCGTCAAAGTCACGCCCTTTTCTTGGGCCTGCTGTTTCATATCCTTTTGCCCTAGGAATGAGTTCAACATCAGAACCAGCTCTATCTTCTGGCATCTTTGTACCGTATAAATTTAAATCTCTGGCAGCAGTATCTTGCTGAAATGTCCTAACTTCTGACATTACAATCCACACTCTAAAATATCTTAAGTTTTTTGGTAAAATTTCAACGTATCTTTGATAGTCATAAACAGCCTTTCTGTATAACATCATAAGACTTATTGCAGTTAATTCTACATTTTCTTCTAAACACTCAATGTCTATTTTAGGACTTTCTGCACCGTGCCATGGCTCTTGCATTTTACCGTATGTCTGCGTTAACTCCAATCCAGATATTTTTTGCCAAAACCATGGCATATCTTTATTGATTTTCATTAAAACTTTTTTAAATGCAGCTAAATTTCCAGCGTAGTTTGTGTTTCCGTCTTTTGTGTCAACAAATTTTTTCAAATAAGCTTCTGCTCTACCAGATAATAGTGGAGAATGTTCAGGATCTACACTATCGAACATCAAAAAGAAACTAAGATAAGTTGGATCTTCACTGATCTTTCTTAAAGTAGTACCTTTTCTAAATTCATTAATATGTTTAAAGTCTGACATATGTTATATATTCATTTTAATCTACGAAGCCTATTGTCATTCTAGCATTAGCTGTAAACCATTTGTCTTCTGCTTGGAATCTAACTTCAATTTTATAGTTGTCTTCATCGTATGTATATGGTGGAGATTCAAAAATCCAAGTACCATCATTTTTAGCTGTTATTTTAGGATAACTCCATTCAGCGCCATCACCTTCAACCATCCCTTCATATTCTATTTCTACTGCTGTAAATCCTTCAAAATCTCTATTTGAAGACCAAGTACCAGTTATACTCAAATATTTATTTTGAGAAGGAGCAATAACATTACTATCGTCTTGTAAAAACGTTGAACCATCTCCGTTTATTTTTAAAGTAATTTCTAATTCTTCTGGTTCTGGTGTTGGCTCTGGTGTTGGCTCTGGTGTTGCTTCCGGCGTTGGCTCTGGTGTTGGTTCCGGTGCTGGCTCTGGTGCTGGGCTGTTTTTAGCAACATTATCTGCTTTTTCTTCATCACTGGCACCTTCAAGTCCAGGTGGGTTAATTAAATTCTCAGTTCTAGTAGGCCACTCTCTTCTCAACAGGGTTACAGTTTGTTTAGTTTCACCGTCTTCAGTTCTATATACAATATCTTCTATTAAATAATAACCCGATAAAAAAGTATCTAGTGCCTGCGAAGGACTTCTTTTACCTTCATCGGTAATGCTTTCAGTATCTTCACCTAGGCTAAAAGGCTCGTCTTTATCCATGCCTAATTCCTTTTTATCTCCTTTAATTCTTTCGTTTTGCTCTATTGCCTGTGAATCCATCAAATACATTAAAACAGGTATTTTTTGATACTTATATAAAGATGGATTAAATGAATTTAAAGTAACTTCTAATTTCATTTTTTGAGTTTCCATCTCATTTTGTTTATTATGTAATTGAGCAAATGCGGCATTAGGGTGGACATTACCTAAACCATCTTCACCCGCGTTTTGTCTACCGATATACTTATATTTTATTTGAGAAACATGTCTATCATCATTCCTATTACCTCTCAGTGGTTCTTCTAATTCCTTTAGATCATTTCCACCTAAAGGTTCAATTCTAAACTCTTGTTTCTTATCTTCACCATTATCGTCATATATTGTAATTTCTCTAGCATATCCAGCGGTAGTACTAATAGTATTTGAATTATTTATAATTCTGTGAGATTCAATAAAAGCATTATTACCCATGAACATTATATGATTTGTCAACATCAATGGTACCTCTATATCATTGCCCGTACCATCTTCTTCTGCATTTTTAGCAGTTTCGGTATCAGGTGTCATTGACTCGGCAGCAGATGCAAGCGATTCAGCAAACTCTTCAATGGGTGGATTAGGAGAATTAAACAATGCATTAACATCTACATAATTCACGTAGTAATATGAATCTATCCAAAATTTTTGGAATGATTCTTCACCGATATAACTTTCTTTTACTATTGATTTTATAAAATCTAAATATGGAGTAAAAGCCATAATTCTGGCTTGTTTATCATCCGCTGTATCTATATTGGTAGCTAATCCAAGGCCAAGGTCTCTAGCTATTACTTCCAAATGTTCTAAAGAATCTCCAGATTCAAGACTAACACAATCTTCTGCATATATCCTAGGTACTTTACAGAATCCGCTCATACTGAATGTAGCGGGTTCTATATTACCTTCCTTAGGAGCTGAAGATGAACTTATATCAAAATCCATATGAATGGATTTAAACGTTTCTTGATTTTTTGAATTGATTAATATAGTAAAATAATCACCATCTCTTGGATAACTACCAACACCGAATTTACCGGCACTATCTCTTAGTGTCAACTTACACGTAGGTAAAACTTGAGTTAAATTAAGCTCAAAGTATTCTATATCTCCAGGGGAAAATTGATACCCATTGACTAACACCATTGGCTTAAGAGTAGCTATAACAGTGGTTTGCTTGAATTCAGCGTCATCTCCCTCTTCTTCAGCTAAAGCATCGATTTTTATTTCCATAGGCCTAATACTAGGCTCTACTACCGCTAATATATTGTTAGATAATTCCATATTTTATTATTTAGAACAAGGTGAATCCGAACTATCAGCCCCTCCTCCAGAAGTATTATTTCCTGTAGATGTAGGTCCCGAACCGTCAGGTATATTTCCGCCTAATATATCGGCTTTATCTGATTTACCAGAACCACTTCCGTTTAATCCAGCACCGCCTATTGATCCAGCACCACTTCCACTTGATTTTATGTAATTACCACTATTTTTAATAAGAGCATCTTCATATAATGATGTGTTCGATCCATCAGAATTGTCGTCACCATTAGTGGTTCCATTACCATTAGAAGTACTATTTAAATCATCTGATGTGTTTATAACTAATACATCTTCGTCGTTTAAATCGATAGTATTTGTAGAAAGTTCTCCTTCTCGTATATCAGATAATATAGAATTAACTACGTCATCTGTTTGTACATGCATGCCTAATCTAACGTTTGTACCATCAAATTGATATGTCTTTTTGCCTAAAGGAATAACATTAGGTGGAAGTAAAGCCTCTTTATTATATTTTTTCTTAAGAGCTTCTAATCTTCTTTGGTCAGTCTTGCTTAATCTCTTAGTGTCTATAAATTGCTTCTTAATAGGATTCTCCTCAAATGCCGTAGGTGATTCTAATTTATAATATGATATAGTGTCTATAGGTATCCAAAGAGTTTCTCCAGGACTAAGAGAGAACGGATCAGATATACCATTGAATTTTAAAATAATATCTAAACCATCTGTAGTACCATAATGTTCTACTGCCACTCTATCCGGTCTAACAACATCATCATCTTTAACAATGTGTTTAGCGATCATGTATGACTCACTAGGACTCAAACTTTTAAACATCATGGTAGGTTGCGCTAAGAATAGTTTATTCTTATCACCGTTGAGTTTTTTAGATTTGAATACTTTAAATTCCATATATTAGTATTATTTTATCCAGCAGACATATCAGAAAGTCTACTCATATAAGCTTTATTTGAGATATTTTTACCATTTTGGCCATACGCATCTACATTAAGCATTGCATCTATATCTATACCTTCTCCATCACCCCATTCAGGTTGTAAATACATTCTACCTCTACCTGCGTTAAACATAGATTCTATTTCTGTTTTATCTCTAGGTCTACCAGGTTTAAGTGTTATATCAACTTTCATTTTAGTAGGAAAACCTTCAAAACCTAGAGGACCTTCAAAACTAAATTCAGAATCTTGTAATGCTAAGTTTCCACAGACCATTATCGGGTTCATTGGATTTCCTATAGTTAAATGCCATTGTCCAGTTGGATCGCCTGTTAAAAAGGCCTTAATAACATCACCACCTGAAGGTCCACCCAGCATTTTCATTAAACCGCCTCCAACAATATTTTCAAGAATAGAAGAATCACCTAAAATTTTATTAATTCCTTCGCCGCCAGCTATATTTTTTGCAGTCTTCTTTAATTGATCCATAAAGTTTCCACCCATCCCTGCGAGCGTGTCAGCAATAGAACCAATATAACCAGCATAATCTCCTTTTTCTAAAAGAGATGTATCTCCAAAAGGTTTTCCGGTTTTTCCACTACCACTAAATCTAGTAGCTCCTCCCCAAAACGGTGCATTATTATATGTAAGCGCCAATACGTTAGCTAATGTATCCATAAATGCAACCTTTGGACTAGTTCCAGGAAATGCTTTTAAATCATAGTGAAATGATAATTTAAATTCTTGATCAAAGGTTAAACCCTTGTCTCTGGTTAAAACCTGATCAATGATATTAAGAGGTCCGAAAACCTTATTAGGATACGTTTCTTTAGTATGATCCACATTACCTGCAAGTCTAAGTTTCTTAGCTTGAGCTGCAGTAAAACCATTTAAACCAGATTCAATAGCTGAACCATATTTACTATTATCTATGGCAGATCCTAAAGCACCCGTATCGCTTTGTCTAGATTGTGCGTCCTGTATTTCTGATTTAGCTTCAGTCCATTTAAAACCAGCCTTAAATTTAAGTATCTCTTTTAAATCATTGCCCAATGCAGGAGATAACCACGTAACAGCTCTAGCCAAATCAGGGGCATCTGCATTAATAGGTTCGGGTTTAGTACCCGCCATTTTTGGACTTAATAAATCATCGCCAACGGGATAAGCAAAACGTCTAAGCGTAATTAAATAATCATTAGATATTTGACCGTAGTGTTCCATTTGAATAAAATCACTATAACTGTATGCAAAGCTTTCTCCACCAGTACTACTAGCGTATTCAACTATATTTCTAGCAGTTGGATTAAGTATCATATTCTCACCCAACGCGCTCATAACAGGTTTATTATAATCTTTACCTCCTATTTCACTCGTGCTGTCTCGTGCGACAACACCTACTCTATTATCATATCTATGTAATGTCCAATTATTAAATAAACTTCGAGGTGCTTTACCTAAGGTAACTGTATCTCCTTTATCTTCATATGTAATATCACCTTTATCTCCACTAATAGCAGTTCTAACCGGATAACTTCTAGAATCTACACCATTGGTTGGATATAGAGAACCTTCACCAAAATTAGCGGTTGTATTATTTAAATCTAGTGTATTTTTACCTGTTCCAGCCGTATCAATTGGTTCTGGAGGGGCATTATTAAGAGAACCTGGTTTAGGTGCACTGGTTTTTACTTCTTTTCCAGTCCTTGTATCCTCATAAAAATATTGCGTAACATCTACACCTGTAGTTTCATCAGCAATATTAAGTACCTTTTTAAAAATAAAATGTGCGTCGTCAGTAATCGGCATATATGGATATTCTTTTTTATATATATCTACCTAATATGGTAGGATATTATATTAAACCCATTCTGCGTTGTCCATTTCGTCAGTATCAGGTCTATATAACAATTCATCTACCCATTTAGAATCTTTGGGATATTTATTTCCTAAGAATTTCTGTAAGGATTTTATATATTCACCCTTCGTGTGCCAATAGAATTCACCGCTTCTATATACTGACCTATTCACTAATTCATAAAGTTCTTTAATCTTCATTTCAATATGAAATGTTTGAATTTTATTAAAAAGGGATTCTTGTTCAGCTCGTGTTCTTGTACAAAAAACAGAATCAACTACAATTAAATACTGTTTCCATTTGTCACCGTTAAATATATTATTTTCAATATCTTCAACAGTAGAATACAGTGCTCTTTTTAGATTTATCTTAGTGTCTTTTCCTTCAAAGTTTTTTATAAATCTCCCGCCAAATAAGTTTTTCTTTAAAAAATAAACAGGATCGTAGAATTTTTTGATCCTAATTTGATATTGTGGATTGACGTCATCGAATTTGACATCATATATAGTAGCCCTAACGGGTATTAATAAGTTAGGTTGTTGCGTTGTTGAAATTAACGCATGGATTTGATCACCCTTTGCAAATAATTTATGTTTAATCATTATCTATAAACCTAACATTATCGAATTTGCTAAGAACACCTGTTTTTGGAAAATCACACCTATTGACAACCAATAAATCTAATTCACATTCTTCATCGACCATAGTATTTATAAATTCTCTAAATCCATTAACAGTATCTGCACTCAGGGATTTAAACATATAAAGAATCTTAGCATCACTATCTTCGCCCAGATCTCTTAGAGTTTTTTGAATTGTTTTCCTAATATAAATAGAAATAATTATGTCAGATGGCTCGGTGTTATTAGGATCACTTTTAATTAATCTATTAAAAATGTCATAATAAGATACAGACAGATCGTAATCACCTGTTTTAGATAATTTATCAAACTCTGTTCTAGTTTTACACCAAACGCCTTCGACTTTTAAATTCATTCTTCCAACATAGATCCTAATCTTTCAATTTCTTTTTGTAAAATTTGGATTTTATTTTTTATTTCCTTTTCGGAACCTTTGTATTTTCTGCCCCATCCGGCAAATATTTGAAGATAATCAGGATCTAACTCTGTTCCAATGTCAATACCTAAATCAAATATTAAATCTTTAATAAATTTAATTTGATTAGGTCTTTTCATAGGTCCTTCGAATTCATAAACCTGTCTAGCCTCAAATTGTTCTCCACCACCATTGACGTTATCGTCTAGTAGTGTTTTAATGACGCCATTATCTGCTGGCTCGATTCCAATACTTAACATAATCTATTGTCTTGTTAACAATGATTCTTTAGCACGTTTCATTAATTGTTGTGCTTCTTTTCTATCTTCGCGGCGAGTTTCTTTGACATTAGCAAAACTAATTGCAGCTGCCTCTTCTAACCAACTGATTTCTTCAGAGTTATATCCCATTTCATACCAAGTTTCTTTCATAGACTCTAATCTAGTCATGAATGCTTCTTCCCACTCTTCTTGTAATTGTTTAAGTCTAATTTCTTGAATCTTAAAACCAGTCTTAATGTTTTCTGCTCTAAAATTCGCACGAATAGGATCTAAAAAACTCTTCTTACTAAGATATCTTAATACACCTTGTTGTTTTAGTCTACGTCTACGCTCTCTACGCGTTGGAATTTCCTGATTCTGTTGAGCTTGAGCTTCCACCTGTTCTGTTGGTTGTGTTTGTTCTGCCATTATAATAATTATTAATAAATGTTTCTATTTGTTCTTTTAGTTCGTCTCTTAAATTATCTATCTGATTTTCTACGAGCGCCACAATTTGTGAATTTAGATCTTTCTTTGTAATATCCATCTGATCTTTAAGTAAAGAATAGACCTCTTTAGAAGGTAGATTTACTTTAATAGGTAGATCTGCTTTATTCTTAGTGCTCATCTTCTTGAGCATTTCCATCATTACATTAATTTCTTGTACAGGTTCTACATCTCTTCGAGGCCTAACAGGAGTTGCATCAGTAGGTTCCACATCTCTTCGTGGTCTAACCGGTGTTGCATCAGTAGGATCGATATAAGTTGTAATTCCTCCAAAATCTTTCGCGATCATATTAGCCTGATCTTCACTTGAAGCTGGTAATAAAAATTCGCTGGCTAGTTTAGAATTACATTTAGTACCATCTGTAAATTTAATCCAAGATGCATCGTCTTGTGTTTCTGCAACCTCTACAATTTGGCCAATTCTTTCTGATTTAATCCAAACATAAAATTGCTGATTATTAGTATTTGATTGTGTTGACATAAATTTATTTTTTAATATCTGTATCCATTTCATTTTTTACAAATATTAGTTTGCTATTATTATATGCGAAATCTACAAAAGGTTTAATAAAGTCATTCGACTCAATCGATCCAATGGTCGCATCAGACTTTTGTAAGCGTCTTAACCAATATTTTCCAAAATCAGTTTCTCCTAATTCTTCTAATTGCTGTTTAAGTGTGTGTAGTTCAGGTAAAAATAATTTGTTAAATCCCATGTTTTTTTATTTTAAATTGTCTTTCTTTACATTTGTTGGTCTAGATCTTCTAGGCTGAGTAGTCGTCCTAGTATTTGTTCTAACAGGCCTAATATTATTAGGTGTATTATTAACCGGTCTTGTGTTTGTTCTTATTGGCGGTTTTACGTCAGATCTTCTTATAGGTGTTCTAATAGTTCTTACATTATTTGGAATTGGTGTCCTAGTTGGTCTAACATTGTTTGGTATTGTTCGAGTTCTTGTAGGCGTAGTTCTAATAACTCTAGTTGATCTTGTTCTAGGTGCAACATTACCTCTCCTACCGTTTATATTTGATCTTCTCCAACGGTATGGTATGTAATTATTGTTCCATCCATAATAGTTATTCCACCCATTACCATAATAAACATTACCCATCCAATTGTTATATCCCCATCTATCGTATCCAAACGGAGACCATCTATATGGAGTATATCCCCATATTTGATTATTCCAATAATTGTAACCTCCCCAGTTCCAGTTATATAAAGACGCTCTCATAAAACCATTACTAGGTCTACACCAATATGGATTATAAGTAAAATCTGTCCAATTGTTTAAATCATGAAAACCATGAATTCGACAATGAACCCAATTTCCACCAAATGAAAGTCCTAAATCCTGAGGATCTAAATTTTTAAATGTGTCAAAGTCGCTTGTAAACGTTTGTGCCTCAATTGGACTAGATACATTCAACGATTGTCTCTGTGTAGCGTAATTTAATGTAGCAATTCTAAAATCTAAAGAAGCGCAACTACTCATAAGTAAAGCTAATGTACCCACAGCTAAAATCTTTAGTAGTATAGTTATTTTATCAGAAGTACTAAATCTATTTAAAAATCTTTTCATAATAGTGTATTTTATTTTATAGTTTTGACTCTTTCCATAAAACTTGGAGGGAAAAACCCTGGTTTATTTATCAAACTTCTAAAACATGCATCCAGCACATATGTTACGGCCCAATCATCTTTACTTCTAACTGATCTACCAACACCTTGCATAACACTAATTCCTGTTTTCCAATCATACCACTCATTTGATGTTTTCATTTTAGCTTTAATTAATGGATCGCCTAATGAAGGATATGGTACCTTAAAGAATATTTGGAATCGACTTGTATCGTCTTTTAAATCTAAACCTTCTAGAAGAGACGGTCCCATTAATACTGCGCCATCTTTCTTTTTAAAAAGTTCTAACATATCAGACTTTTCCTTACTGTTTTCATAATCCATCAATCTAAACGTATGTTTACTATTTTGCTTGATGTAATTAGTGAACGCATATGAACCAGTGTGAATGACCCCGCGTTGACCCTCGTGTTTATCTATAATTTGATCCAATATTTCTACTACCTTTGGTAGACTCTCATCTCGTTCTCTAAACGAAAGTTTATGTCGATTGACAAATACTACCGGTGATTTATCATAATTAAATGCATTATCCATTCTAATAAATTTAGCATTCTTAATTCCCATTATCCTAACAAATGCCCGAGGATCACCTATAGTAGCACTCATAAAAACTTTGAAT